AAAGACACATGATGTTGCTGTGGGTGAAGAAGCTCTTCGTCATTGGAAAGATATCAATTGTCGTAGAAAGAGATATAAGCTTCCTAATACAGGAATTATTGCTGAGATTAATGATCCAACAGCATATGAATTTATTACAAAGAAGCTTCCTCTTGTTCAGAAGCTTTATGAAAGATATCGCTCTGAAGGTTCACTTGCAGATCTTGATACAAATGATCCAACGCTTGCAGAATTTGATTATATCTCTGCACATGCACTTCTTATTTCTGCAATGACAATTGTAAAGGACAATAAGGAATATCGTTATACAAACTGGGACGATATTGAGAAGATTATTACTGAATCACTTGATACAGCTGATTCAGGAATCCTCCTTAAGGTAATTCAGCAGTCTCGTACAAACGTATCACCCGCATCATTCTATCTTAGTGATATTGAATGCCCAGCATGTCATCGTCTTGAGAAAAAAGTTGTTATATCAGATATTGCGAATACATTGCTTTTCCAAATATCTCGGAGACTGGAGAATACTCAAGTAAACTTAATCGAGATGGAATAGAAATCATTGCGATAAGTAGGCTACTGAATAAGATAGTTCCCTTAGAGATGCTTGCACAAATGCCGCGTCCATTTGTGCATCGTCTCCGAGACATAAGAATCCAACAAATTGAAGAAGAACGACGCCAAACGGAGAATGATAATATGAATAATAAATCTCCATCATTAAACACATCGGCGATTGATGAACTTGTAGATGAACTTACATAATTTTTGAAAAGGAGTGACGTTCGCTATGAATTCAACAATATTATTTTTATATGAATATCCACATCTGAATGATTATATTCAAATGGTCATTCAATCAAATGGTATTGCTTTTGTTGTAACTAACTATATTGAATTAAGAGAGCAATATTATATGAATAAAAATACTTAGTATTTGAGAAGTTAATAGAAAGAAAGAGGTAAGGTCATGTTTAAGATATCACCGAAAACAGCCAATGAATTTAAACAGTTATTTGAGTTACACCGTCTGAATATTTCAGCATCAAATATTTTCTTGCAGAATGTGCGACTGCTAAACACACACCGGTACAAGATAATCGATAGAGAGACTTATAAGGAGTATTACTATAACATTTTAAATGACATTGCTTTGGAAACATCACCTATCGACATGATCATTCCTGATACAAGTGATGAAATAATTGAGCCTGGTCAGGAAGCACCAACAACCGATTTGTTCACTACTAACCAGCTGGTTCCGGAATATGTTAAGATATCTAAAAGAGTTACATTGGAAGATTTGTATTCTACATTTCCTGAAACACATGATGTTTCTATGAAACTGAAACAGAAACCTGAACTTCTAACAGATGCTGTTGATGATATCTTCATATATTTCTGCATATATAAATACCTTGAACATATTGATTTACTCCATATTCAAGACATATCAAAGATGGCTCCTATAATTGAATATGTTGTCAATAATGTAACATTAAAGGATATCAAAGACTTTCTAATCAGCAGACGAATCAATGAAGATAAGTATGCTGAAAAAGGTAAGGATATTTTATTCAATCCTGATCTAACTCGTAAACAGAAATTTTATTCAGAAGCACATGATGACATTCCCGCATTTGATGTTGTGAATCTTATGATGCGTCTGATAACTAACATAGTTTGTCATTCAGATATATATATTATTACAGGGATATACCTCACATTATCGTTTGCTATGGCTGATATCGCAAATAATAAAGTTGACGATTCACCACATGTAACGTATGTGCGAGATGTATTATCAAAAATATAATCTGAGGTGATTTAAAGATGAATACCAAAAGAACACGGAGAAACGTAATGAATAACGTTTCGGAAATTGAGAAACGTACACAAGAAGTTTCTCCGATGTCTCTGTTCGGGGCATCCGCAATGGGTTTCCCGGATAAGATCTCAACAACACGTAGTTGTATGGCTACTAAACATGCATCACAGCGTGTTGTATTAACAAATCCCGAATTCCCTATGATATTCACTGGAGCTGAAAATAACTTTGGTGAACGTTCATCATGGAATGTAAAAGCAACGGATGATTATCAACTAATGAAAGTATTCCGTAAATTCAAAGACAGTCCCACATCACCAATAGCATACATCTTCAAGAACTTACGCACAGGAAAGTTCAGCTGTACAGTTGTTCCTCCTGTAGTAAACCTTGTTGAGAAATATGGGTTTAGAATGCATAATAAAATAACCAACTATATGGAAGGTGATATAATTTCGAAAGGTACACCAATCGCACAATCATCTTCATATATTAATGATAATTATTGTGCTGGTAGAAACATTCGATTTGCATATGCTATATTACCTGAATTAACAGAGGATGCTTTGGTAATCTCTGATTATGCAGCAGAAGCTCTTAAATATGACATGGTTGATATAGTAACCGTTAATGTCAATAAGAAAGCATTTCTTCTGAATAAGTATGGTACGGATGGTTTGTATAAACCTTTTCCCGATATAGGTGAATCTATCCAGAATGATATCCTATGTTCTATCAGAGAGAATTCATTTGTGTCATCTGTATCAGAAGCATCTATCCCACACATTAATGATACAAACTATTTCTCACGGGGTACTGTTGTTGATATCGACATTTTCACAAATGTTGATGTTGAAAATGATCAGTTTAATTATTACTACAGACAAATTCGTGACTGGTACTCTGATATCTATTCTTATATATCAACAATTGTTGTTGATCCATATCAGGATGATACTTCTCTACTTGATATCTATCATAAAGCTGAGAAGTATCTGAATGATTCAACATGGGTTACTAAGGAATATATTGCTGATACAGTGATAAAGTTCACAGTACTTCAACCAAAAGACATTCATGTTGGTCAGAAGGTTGTTGGTAGATACGGTAATAAATCTGTTATTACAAAAATCATTCCTCGTCATCTCATGCCCAGGACAAATGATGGTAGACCAATAGATATGTTGGCTAATGGTTTGGCTGTACCAAACAGAATCATTACTTTCCCAACATATGAATCTACAATGACATTCATGATGGAAAGAATGCATCAACGCATTAAGAAACTTCATGAAGATGGTACTGATAATGATACTATTATAAGTCTTGCATCTGAATTTGTATCAATATTCAATCCTGAACAAGGTGCTGATATCATGAGACTTTACAAGGATAATCCAACCAATGTATTTAATGATATTATGAATAATGGATTCTACATTCAGATTCAACCACTCAATGAAACATGTATCAGAGATGCTATAATTGAAGCTTATGATAAATATCCTGATATTATGGAATATTATGATATATACACAAAACTGAGACATCGTTGGATTAAACTTGATAAACGTTATCCTGTGGGTTACCAATACACATGGGTGCTTAAACAGGAGCCATCCAAATCTATGTCAACTGTTTCGACAGGACGAACAACACTGTATGATTTACCTGTTAAGACAAGACAGTATAACAAAAACCTGCGTCATTACTCAGACAATCCTATCAAGTTTGGTGAGTATGACACATATAACTTCCTTGCTGGTGTTGGTGTTAAATCATTTGCTAAGATTGCCACATATTATCGTGGTTCTCAATATGAAGAGAACAGCATGCTTATGTCTCAGCTGAATAATATGGGTATTGATACAAGCAAGTATAATGCTTTCCCACAACTGGACAATTTAAAGAACATTCTTAAGTTGTTGGGTGTTAAACTCAAACCTGACATATATGGTTACTCAACCATAGGAAATGTCGACGAGGAATTTGATATACTTGTTAACAATGTAACAATCAGGATATCTATCCCTGATTTACGTTACATTCTTATCATGCATTCATACTATTTACAGTATGACGAATACATGAAAGGTACGGTAAATATTGATGAATTCCTCAACAAGATGTCCGAAACCAATGTATTTGAAGGAATGTCTCCGGAGTATATCAACTCAATATACAAGAAGTTCATTGAACTGTTACCTGTGCTACAGCAACTCAAACAATATGTATGATTATAATACACTTATGTGTGTTATATGGTTATGCAACAACTGAAATTATGGACGGTGATATTATATGGGGCATATGCCCCATATAATAATTCACTTTTTTTTATAAGAAACCCAATTAATAAACCCACAAACATTATATTTGTTTATATAAAAATATGATTACTTGAAAGGAGATGTGCCATCCATGTGAGGATGGTTGTATTTAATTATGTCTAATATTATTAAAATAGGTAATAAATTTTTTGATTTTGGAACACAGAATAAATCATTCTTGTTGACATGTCAAGAGCTTAGGTTACTTGGTATAAAGAACTGGTATTTCCCTCTTGAAGTAAAGTATCCACGGCTTGGTGTCCAGGATATTAATGCATGGAATCCAGATATAAGTCCAGAAGATATTGGTAAGATTCTTATTGAATCAAAAGACAATATATGGTTTTGGTTACGTGAAGTTGCTAAAGTGCCTGCTAAAGGTGCACCAAAACCATTCGATCCATTATTAACTCGAGCATCAGCAGCTGCTGTTTGGTGTTATATACATAATATTGACTTTAGATTGTGTCAACCTCGTCAGACACATAAGAGTACATGGGCTACACTCATATTGGTTCATAGCTTTTTATTCGATCTTAGTAATGCAAATATTCCTTTTTTGCATATCAGAGATGGTAGAGCACAAGATAATGCAAGAACATTTAGAGATTATATCACCGAAGGCTTACCCGATTATATGAATCCATGGTTACACGATAAAAGACTACCTGGACTTAAGTCTATCAGATATGAAGCACATAAAATAGGAATCAAGATTATTGCGAGTGCTGATTCACCTGAGAAGGCTATGGACTTGCTTAGAGGTGAAACTGTTGGTGTTACATATTGGGATGAGTATGAGTATATACCACATATTGATTCAATTATAGCAGGTGGTGCTCCAGCTATGCATTCTGCTCGTGATATTGCTACACAGACTGGTGGTAAAGCATGTGCTATATATACATCAACACCTGGTAACTTGGATACTCCTTCTGGTAAAGCTGCTCAAAAGATGATTGATAATACTCCTAGATTCTCAGAGAAATTTTATGATTTAACAGACCAGGAATTGAATGATATGTTTGATGCTATGAGTGGATCTAATAATGAGAATTCCATAAGATGTGTATATATCGAATTCAACTGGAAACAGCTCAGAAAGACTGAGAAATGGTTAAGAGAACAATACAATGACGCATATGCTGCGGGTAAGCTTGATGAGTATCGTCGAGGTGTACTCTTACAAAGATATCGTGGTTCAGACAGAGTATTATTTCGTCAAGAGGATATTGATTACTTACTGTCTAATCAGAAGACTCCTGACTTTGAAATCATGATTATGAAAAAATATGTTTTGTATGTTTATAAACATTCCATCACCAGTGTTGATTTATCATCTGATACTCCATACTTTGATACTGCTATACCGTATCTAGTTGGTATAGATGTTGCTTCTGGTAGTGGTGGTGATAGTACTGCATTTGTAGTTGTTCATCCATATACATTGGAAATAGTTGGTGAATTGAAATCTCAATATATGTCACCTCTTGATTGTATGAGAACAATCACTGAACTTGCAATATTAATTCCTAGCTGTATATTCTGTTTGGAATCAAATAGTATAGGTAAATCAATTGTTGCGTATGCTGAAGAATCTTCATTACTGTATAGATTTTATCATGATCCAAAACTTGATATTTCTAAGAATGCAACATTATTAAGATTCGATG